TAGTGGAGATTATAGTGGTGATATAAGAGACGATCTTGGTGGACTACCTTTTCCTGGTGTTGTGAAGTTTGATGGTGATGGGGATTATTTAGATGTAACGCCAAACTCAAATTTTGCATATGGAACCGAAGATTTTACTATAGAATGTTGGGTGTACTTTCAAACAAAATCAATTGATAATTATGTTGTTTTTGATCAAAGAGATATAGGTGTAAGTAGTCAATCAGCGCCACATATATGGTTTGAGAGAACATTTAAAGGATACCGATACTATGTTAATGGATCAAATGTTATAACAGGATATAATGATGTAGATTTTGATACTTGGCATCATTTTGCTTTAGTTAAGTATAATAATATCACTAAAATGTATGTCAATGGCACTCAAGTGGGAGGATCTTATAGTGATACAATTAATTATGTGGAATCTTCTTCTTTCAGGATAGGACATAATACTACTAATAATGCTGATATGCAGGGATATATTTCAAATTTCCGCATAATCAAAGGAACTGCACTCTACACATCAAACTTCACACCACCAACACAACCATTACAAAAGACTACTGATACGGTACTTTTATGTTGCAATTCAAAGACTGATCCAACTAACGAAGAGACTGGTAAAACTATTACTAAAAATGGTGATGTCTATGCAACTACATCAGAACTTACTGATGCTTTAGTTCTTGCTATTCCTGGAGTATCTGGTGGATTGCAGAATGGTTTTGGAGATTACTCTGCTGCGATTAGAGGTAGTGGAAGTGCAAAAACTATTACCAATAGTAACATAGTTGTTGAAAATACCGCAAGTTATTATGGAAGTGCTATAAAAATTGATGGACCAACTAATGGAGCATCTACCGCAACTGGATATATGGTTGTTCCATCTTCATCAGATTTTCAATTTGGAACTGGAGATTTTACAATAGAAACTTGGGTTTATGGACTTGATTGGACTGGTGGATCGGCAAATCAAGATCAAGTAATTTATATGCACAATGAAGAATATTCTGGATTTTATCTCCCAGGTGGATCATTAACATATTACAATGTTTCTGGCGGAATATTAATAACTGGTCCCACATTAGTAGATCAACAATGGTATCATTTAGCAGTAGTAAGAAATAGCGGAGTACTTACTTTATATGTGAATGGCGTTGCTGTTGGTGTTGCAAGTGATACAGATGATTATGGAGTATCTGCAATTACTATCGGTAAAAATAGTGGAAATAACCTAAATCAATTTAGAGGATATCTACAAGATTTCCGTATCTACAAAGGTGTAGCAAAATACAAAGGTGGATTTGATGTACCAAAACCCTACACACCAATAAACTTTGCAAATTGGAGAGCAGTTCCTGATTGCACTGCGAATAACTTTGCTACTTTGAATCCTTTGGTAAGTAGTTATGTATTAAGCAACGGAAATCTATCTGCTGCCGACACAAATGGTTTATGGGACACCTCTCCATCCACAATTGGTGTCTCATCTGGCAAGTGGTATGCTGAGATGAGAATTGATGTTAAAGGATGGATATTTCTTGGAGCAACTCAAATATACGGGGGTGTTGGTATAAATCCTTTGTCACAACACGTTGGTGCTGGTGCTAATGGAAAAGGTATTGGTCTTGTTTATGATCCATCTGATGCAAGGGGAGATATAACTTACAATGGAGTTAATCAAGCATACACAAGCAGTGCCTCTGGTTCTTCTGCTGGAGATATAATTGCTATTGGCATAGATCTTGATAATAATAAAGTTTTATTCTACAGAAATGGAGTAGAGATTTATAATTTAGATAATTTACTTGAAATTGGAGCAGAATATTTTATTGGTACTTCAATGTATCAGACTGCTGCAAGCACTTTTAACTTCGGTCAAAACCCAACATTCTCTGGAAGGATGGGCAATAATACAAGAATCAATTCTTCAAATAGTTCATGGGATCAAACTCCAAATACTGGAACACATAATGATTGGACTATATCAAACGATGGCAGAGATTTAAATGTTGCTGTATCATCTGGATCTTACGCAAGAGCTTACATATATCTTGATCCAAATGAAAAATATTTGCTATCTTTTGATTATGTAACTGGTCCTTCAAACTTAGGAATTCAAACAGACACATTTGGATATTTAACAGCAGTTGATGGATCTGTTTCTCCAAACGGACTTTCTTCTGGAAACTCATATACATTTGAAATTTCAAATTCAAATAATTTAACTATAACTGGATTTACTGGAAGTACATATGATATTAATAACATATACTTAACAAGAGTTGTTCCTGGATATAGTGATTCAAATGGAAAAGGAGAATTTAGATATGAACCTCCAAGTGGTTTCCTAGCATTATGTGAGGACAACCTCCCAGCTCCAACAATTAAAGATCCTGGTGAGCACTTTAAGACTGTGCTTTATAGTGGTGACAATAGTGCTGGTAGAAGAATTAATGTCGGTTTCCAACCAGATTTTATTTGGTTTAAGGCAAGAAACGAAGTAGTTTCTCCTGTTCTTGTTGATAGTGTAAGAGGATTTGGGCATCTTAATTCCGATGGAACCAATACAGAATCAACTTCAGGAACATTATATGTTGGTGGATATGCAGACAATGGATTTGATCTGAATGATGGATCGCTTAGTGGTGGCAATACAACTGGAAGAGATTATGTGGCATGGTGTTGGAAAGCAGGTGGGGAGGCAGTGACAAACACTGATGGTAGTATCACATCACAGGTGAGTGTCAACCAGGATGCTGGGTTTAGTATTGCTACATATACAGCAACTGGAAGCACTGGAAGTATAGGACATGGACTTGGAAAAACACCTGCCTTTGTGATTACAAAACACAGAAATCTTGACACTCATTGGAGAATTTGGCATAAAGGATTGAGTGGATATAATTATACTTTATTCTTCACTACGGGACAAGAGCAAGTTCAACCAGCATATAGTGCTTTACCAACAGATAGTGTTATTAATCTTGCTGGCGATTTAACTGGTTCCTATAATTTCGTAACTTATTGTTGGGCAGAAATAGAAGGTTTCAGTAAATTTGGAAGTTATGTAGGAAATGATTCTACAGATGGTCCTTTTGTCTATTGTGGATTTAAACCTGCTTGGGTGATGATTAAGGCAGCAAGTGGAGTAACAAATGGTTGGGTAATAATGGATAATGCTAGAAGTTCTGATAATCCCAATGGAGAAACTATTTTTGCAGATAATAGTAATACTGAATACACTGATTTAACGCTCAGAGCAATGGATTTTCTTTCCAATGGATTTAAAATTAGAGCGGGTATAGGAACTGAAAGAAATTCAAATGGAGCAACTTACATCTTCGCTGCCTTTGCAGAGTCTCCATTTCAATACGCCAATAGTAAATGATAAATACATATAAAAGATAAGAGACTAATGATTATCACATCAGGGGAAGTTCAGCACGAACTAACAATTCCAAATTTAAATGTAGTTGGGTTGGTAGGAGATAATGAGAATGTTGTATATGAAGCTGTGCTTTATATCAATTCATCATTAGCATTTGATCATACTTACACAAGAAAGGAAACTCGTTTTCCAGTTGAAGTAGGTACTGAAATGAAAACATTTGAGGAGATTGAATATACAGAAGGTATCTCACCAGTTCCACCACAAGCAACTTTGGTAAAAGAAGAAGGTGTAGTCTACTTTGAATATCCAAAAACTGAGGTTGGTATTGTTGTAGAGAAGGAAGTTGAAGTCCCAACATTTGATATTCCTTCCCCTGTTGAAGAGGATGTTGAAGTAACTGAAGAGAAAAAGTTTACAGAATTTACTGGTTTCTCTATAGAGTTTTCCACAGAAGGTATTGAAACTTTTGTACCTTTTGAAGATCTTACAGAAGAAATTGTACTTTCCTGGATTCCACAATCAGCAATTCAACCTTATCTAACTCAACACGATGAGAAACTTTTACTTGAAAAAGATAAGTTTTTAAATCCAGCAAAGTATAGAAAAGATACTCCTGTCCCACCATGGATTGTTAAAAGAGATCAAGAAGCAGCACTTCAAGAAACTCTATAAATAATTCGTCACATCATTTTTTATTAGCGACATGGACACTGAACAACTTAAAAAGAACTTTGAAGATCAACTTGCTCAAGCAGAAAAGCAGATTGTAGATCTGGAAGCAAGTCTTGCAAAAGCAAAAGAGTACCGCACTAAGTTACAGGGTGGTCTTGAAACCCTTGCTATTCTGAGTGGTGAACCAGAATCTCCTGGTCCAGAAGAAGCACTACCAAATCCAGACGCTCCTAACGAGTGATTCAATTCCCTTCTTCCTAAATAGGTAAGAAGGGATTTTTTGTGTCTAATGGCATCTCCAAGTTCAAGAGCTGATCTAATCACATATTGTAAGAGGCAGCTTGGTGAACCTGTTCTCCAAGTTAATATCGACGACGAGCAGGTCAATAATGTTATCGACGATACTATTCAGTTCTTTCAAGAGAACTGTTACAATGGTATGGAGCGTTGCTACCTCAGACATGAAATTACTGCTGATGACACTACAAGATTTGCTGGTGAACTAACAACATCAAATGGAACAACCGATTGGGAAGAGGCAACAAATTATATTCCCATCCCAGATCATGTTGTAGGTATTACCAAAGTATTTGGTTTAGTTAGCAATTCAATCCGTTCTAATCTTTTTGGTGTTGAGTATCAGTTATTCTTAAACGACTTGTATGCGTTTGGGTCGCTTGATATTCTCAACTATTATATGACTAAACAGTATCTTGAAACTTTGGATATGGTCCTCAACAATGGATCATTCCAACAGTTTAGATACACAATGCGTCGTGATCGTTTATACCTTGATATCAATAAAGAGTTCTTAGATGAAGGTAAGTATCTTTTGATTGAGGCACATCGTCTCATTGATCCCAATGATGCTACCGAAATGTATAACGATATGTTTGTGAAAAAATATGCTACTGCTTTGATGAAGAAGCAGTGGGGTATGAACCTCATCAAATATAATAATGTTCAGTTGCCTGGTGGTATTACCCTTAATGGCAGAGAATTATACACAGACGCATTAGCAGAGATCGAGAAGATTGAATCTGAAGTTCTCAGTAAGTATGCTATTCCGCCCATGGATGCTATAGGGTGATGTTATGAAAAAATATTATTGCTACGCTTATTTAAGAGAAGACGGAACTCCTTTTAATAGAGTAAACTAATGCCTACCAGTCCTTATTTTCCAACATACTATCAAGGCGTCAGCAGCGAGCAAAACCTGTATCAGGATCTCGTTGATGAACAGATCAAACTGTTCGGAACTGATATCTATTACATGCCAAGAACAATCCTAAAAGATAATACTTTGGATGATGTAATCTATTCGAAGTATCAGGATCAGTTTCAGGTAGAGATGCTTCTACAAAATGTAGAAGGTTTTGGAGATACGTCAGAATTTATCAGCAAGTTTGGTCTGAGAATTACTGATGAGGTAAAGTTTATCTTATCATCCAGGAGATGGGACGAAGTAGAAGCACAATACAATCCTACTCTAACAGTACCAGGAAGACCCAACGAAGGAGATCTTCTTTACTTCCCACTAACTAAAGATCTGTACGAAATCAAATTTGTAGAAAGGGAAACACCATTCTACCAGTTTGGTAAGATTCAGTTCTTCATAATGACCGCAGAAATCTACGAGGTCGGAAATGACGACATATCAACTGGCGTCGCAGAAATCGACGAAATCGAAACTCTCTTTAGTTCTGCTATTGCTCTTACCCTTGGGGTTGGTGGCACTGGAGACTTTGCTGTGGGTGAGACAGTTACAGGATCTACAACTGGTGTCGAAGCAGAAG